ATGAAGAAAAAGCTTGACAAAAAATATTTGGCAGAAGCGCTTAGCAACGATGATTTTATTCAATGGTGCCACGTCTCAAAGAGCACAGCACGGCGATGGCGCCGGCTGGGTGCGCCGCAATGGGCCGTGGACCTGGTACGGCTACGCCGCGGCGTGTTGCCCTGGGAGCGTTGGGCGGGCTGGCGCATCGACGACGACGGCCTGGAGAGCCCACAGGGCGACAAATACCACTGGTCCCTGATCCGGGCTATCCCTTACCTGCTGGAAGCATCACACGAACGCTACTGGCAACTCGTGAAGGAAGAAGTCTCTAGGGCGCGGTCCGCGTGTAGCGGGACATCGAAGATCGAGGACGCGAACAGATCACCGGCGGCCGCGAAGACCTCGACGCTGGATAATTAGCTTCGCTGCGCTACGCTCACCGGATGCCCTACGGGCGATTTATTGGGATAGGGTGACGGGATTGATTACCGGCACAGGATTAACAGCTGGAATCGGTTCTACAGGGGTCGAGACAATACGGCTATCTGATCCACCGCCACCATGCGGGAGCTGGCGCCCTACCCCGCCATCGAGCACTTGCATGGCAAGTTCTAAATCGACGTGAATCGGTTTGCCTTGCTGGTCCCAGCATCCATAGTGTCGCTCGCTTTTGATGCAGCCACCAATGGCAACGGTGTCCTTGACAGGAAATGCCTCCATCGGTGGCGGCGGTGCCGGGGATCGCCCGGTCGCTACGCTCGCGGGCGACGCCGGCACCGGCGCAATCGATGGCTTTGCAGTCTCTGAAGCCACTTGTTGCTTGGAATTGGGAGTAGTCCCAGAGATGAACCGCTTGAATCCTGGAAACATCAACGCCAACGCGACCACGGCGACGACCATAAACACCAGGAAGCGCACGGCCGAGGGCGGAAGATGCAACTTGTGTGTATGTACGGTCGCTGACTGGTAGAGCTTGTAATACTCCTTGGGATAGCGCCACAGACTACTGTGCGCGGCATTGGCATCCGATTTGTTATCGGGGCTCCAGCATCGTTCGAGCATGCGGACCGTGACCGCGGTCGCGCCGAATTGACGGGTCAGGTGTTCATGGTTTCCCACGAGCTTTCGCACATGGCTGGATATCAACCCGGGGTGCTGCGTGATCAATATAAGATCGATGCCGCGATGCCGATGGGTTTCCATCGCCTGAATTATTTTATCGTCGCTTCTGCCTTTGCCCTTTGAAGGGAAAATGGCCTGGGCTTCATCGTAGAGCACCACGGAGTGGTCCGGCGCGGTAGTCCAGTCAGAGGGCGACGGCTGCACGGCTTCGATTTTCAGGCCGTCAATGTTTGCAAAAAAGGTGCGCTCCGATGCGCTGTCTTTTTTCATGAGGTCGAGCAGGCGATAAATACCGCGGAGAGATTTTCCCGCGCCAGGAACGCCGGTAATCAAATAGATCATGTCGCGAGCCTCGCGCCGATGATGCGGCCTGCACCGTTGAGCGCCACGCGCGTGAGCATCGCTGACCCTACAATGGACATTGCAGCGCCGACGCCGCCGAGCTGCAACAAGCCAATGTAACCAGATGAGCCGATGCCACTCGTCGCACTGTTCAACAACGCAGCAAAAGCGGTATCTATGCCGACGCTCGTTATCAACGTGAGGCCTGCACCCACCAATATTCGCGCGATGGCGTGATCGAGAAGCCACGCAAGGCCCGCATAGAGAATGCCCATCATGTCGGGTCCTCCCCTACCTTGCGAATGCCGAGCAAGATATAAATCGCGGTGATATAGGCAAAGCCGATCACAAAGGGCCTGAAATAGCTAATCGCATTGCACACTGGCTGCATGAAGTCAGGGCCAAAATTGTGATCAAACGCAATCATGCTAATTTCAGGGCATGAACCGCCGTCGCCTATGCCGGATGAATAAGAAGTCAGCCCGGGGACACTCACGGTCGGCAAATTTCCGGTGGATGCTGGCGGCGCTGTAGTCGCATCGGTCAGCGCATTTTTGATTTGAGTCTGTGTGGCCTCGCGCGCGTAGTCGGTAGGCAATGTTAAATCCACAGGCTGAGGGTTTTGAGGGTTCGTGGCCGGGACCGGCGAGACTTGGTTGATAGTGGTGTTTTGATACGTGTTGTTCGTGACGCTCACCACGTCACCGTAGGTATTCGTAGTGAATTGCAAATTATCAACGTCTTTGCCGCCCGTCTGATTCGGTATCTCTGTCTTGATATTGACAGTGACAGAACCATCCGGGTTTGCAGTGACCGTGTGCAATGTCGGGTTGCCGTTGGCATCAACGCCGTTGATGTTAATGGTCGGGTTGCTGTTTGAGAGGCCGCTCAGTGTATCGGATTCGGTAGGGTGATTTTCCCATCCACCGTTGGCGCTTGGGCGAATCGTAGGTTGACCATCCATCGGCCAATGTTGCTTTTCACTTGTGATCGGCGCGCAGCGGCTCTGCGCGTTGACGCCGTAGCCATCTTGGCAAGTCGGCGCTGAATACGAATCAATAGACAAGCCGATGCTAATAGCGACATGTGATGGGGGATCTGACGGCAAATAAAGCGCACTACACAACGGATTATTGCCGGAAAGATGATCGAAACCGGTGACCACATAAGTGGTCGTCAAATTGCTGGGCAATTGATAAATCGCACAGGCATTCGCGGCCGCCTCGACCATCGACTTATAGCCATCGTGCACGACACTGGACAAGGTAAATTTATACAATGTACCGGGTGTGGTCGCATAGTCTAATGGGGTGTATTGGTCTTTGAATCCCGCAGGTACAGGCAAAGAGTTTCCATTTTTCTGCCCAAGCTGGACGCGCAACGCGTTGGCTTCGTCGGCCTGATATTGAATGTACGCGAGGCCGAGACCAACGGCGAGACCAATCGGGCCACCCAAAGCGGCACGAGAGAGGCCGACGAGGCCACCCGCTTTAGTCGCGACCTGAGGAAGCCGGGAGGGCATCCGCTCAATACCTGAAGCCCTGTACATGTCTTGCAGTGTCATGGTGGCAGGCGCGACCGAGGAAAAGACAAAAAGAAAGACAGCGGTTATAAATGCGATGACGCGTTTCATCGGAAGATGATCCATGCAGCAATGACTACGGTTATTACAGCGATCCATCCCATGACACACCTCATTTGAAAAATGGCCGGGTGTTACCCCGGCCACAGAATCACACGGCGCTCTTGCCCTTCTTGTACGCCTTGATCATCACAGTGAGCACCAAACCGGCCAACGCCAGCGCGGCGATGCCAAGAGTGACGCTGCCGCTGATGTACGAAGTGACATCCGTCACATCAAACGTGGGAGCGTCAGCCCGCGCAGCAGCAGACAACAGAAACATCAAGACAGTGGACGAGACCAATGCAAGCGATTTGTTCACAGTAATAACTCCTCTCAAAGTGTGCCACCCGCTTTTCGATGTGCCCATGCGATAGCAAATACTAAAATTATCGCAGTGGACAACTCTCCGACCTGGGTGGGCGTTAGGTCGGGAAGGCCAAAAAATGAACTTGATCCAGAAGGAGTCGCGGACTCCAAAGCGGCGACGCGGGTCTCCAAATCGGTGATGTCCGTCTGCGCGGTTCCGAGATCGGTTTGCAACGTCGACACGTTGCCTTGAAGCGTTGTGATGTTGCTACTGTTGGTGTTGACGGTTGAAATCGTAGTATTGAGTGACGACGTGAGAGACGACACCGACGAATTGAGCGAATTGATGCTTGTCGTATGGCCGTTGACCGTTGAAATCGTGTTGTTGAGCGACGTTGTTAAAGTCGCGATGTTCTGGGCGTCCTGTATTTGTCCGTCGATTGTGGGCCCGATGTTGTACCAGATCACACCGCCGGAAGAGGACGGACAAAGCGGATATGCATACGAACCGCTCGAAGCGGACGCACCCGAAACAAGGCACATGGGCGCATATATAGGCCCCGCAAGCACGATGGACGTGGCCAGCATGCAAATAACGAATGCGATAAGCCTAAGCATTATGCGAACCTCGTTAAATCGTGCTCTCGATACCTACCATTCGGATCAATCCAACGCACGATCTCAAACCCGCGACGTGCAAGCTCGACGCAGCCAGCGCGCGTAATGCTGACTTCCTGCCGCTCAGGGAAACCTTGATTGCCCACAATATGAGGCACGCCCTCAACGACCTTCACCACCGTCCACCACGCGTAACGATGACCAAAAACCACATTGGCAGGGAACACACGCATGATCGATGCAGAGTGTTCGATGGGTTCGAGGTGTGCCCAGTGTTTCATCGACGTTGTCCATTTTGTATGCGATCAAAGGCGGTCCCGATACACCACACGCCCGTGAATGCCGACGCACACAGCGCAAAACCAAGAGCAACATCGCGCCCGATTTCAGTAGAGAGAATGAAGAACAGCGCAGGAGACAACAGCAACCCACCCACGATCAATAATCGCCACTCTTTCATTCGTCATCCCTCCCCTCAACATGATGCATAAAACAGTGTTCCTGCACCGTCGCTTTCGAGCACGGCGCAAAGTTCGATGTAGTCGAGGCCGTGTCAGCCAAAACGATCAAGAGCAGGAACACTAGAAACATGATTAATTCCTTTCCACTTGTCTTACGGGTGCGAGTTTGGCGGCAGGCGGACGACGGTCAAGACGCTTGCGTAGCAGGACATGCGACGATCCGATGTCGATAAGTTGCTCTCGGTAGCGAATGCCACCGAGAAGAACTTCGCGATCGTAGATCGTAATGCGATGCACGATTAACCGACCTTCGCAGGCGCAACAGCAGACGCAGGATTGAACGGAAACAGGTTGCTACCCTTGGGCGCTCGGAGCTTGAGGAATGCACCACTACGACCACCAGCATGAGCGGAGGCGATGACCTGGATATAGACCGGCTTGCCCTTGAGCATTTTGGCTTGTTGCGTGATGCGCTCGAAGTCGTCTTGATTAATGTCAATTGCCTCTACTACGTCTTGTGTCTCACCAAATTGGCCGACAAGCTGTCGAGATATGCCAACGCGATAATTGGTGCCGCTCTTGCCCTTGCTGTGCCATTCCTCGGTGGAGGTACCGACGCAGACACCGAATTGATAAGTACCTTGTGCAATGCTCAT